GTGCCGCTGACTGATACCGAGGTACGAAATGCCGAGAAACGCGGCAAGGATTACAAGCTGGCTGATTCGGCTGGGCTGTATCTGTTCGTCACCGGAAAGGGCGCGAAGTCGTGGCGCTTCAAGTATCGCTTCGCCGGCAAGGAGAAGCGGCTGACCTTCGGCCTGTATCCCGAGGTCAAGCTGAAGGAAGCGCGCGATCGGCGCGACGAGGCACGGGCAATCCTGCGCTCCGGCTTCGATCCAGCGGTTGAGATCGAGCGGCGCAAACAGGACGCAATCGCCGCCGCCGGGACGACGTTCAAGCTCGTGGCAGAAGACTGGATTAAGGACGAGAGCCCCCGCTGGTCGGAGGCTCATGCGAAACGCGTCCGCTTCCGGCTTGAGAATGACATCTATCCCGGCATTGGCGCGTTGCCGATATCCGAGATCACCGGCCGGGCAGTCCTGAACGAACTGCGCAAGATCGAGAAGCGAGGCTCGATCGAAACGGCCAAGCGCGTGCGCGGCTATGTGCTGGCGATCTTCAAGCGCGCGAAAGGCGAGCACCTGATCAAGCGGGAGGCTGTCACCGAGATCGAGGACATCGGTGCCGCGCTCAAGCCGACGCCCCCTGGATCGAAGCAGCCGGCGCTAGTGAAAGTGCCCGAGCTGATCGACCTGCAGCGCGACGTCGACCGCTCCACCTCCGATGCCCAGACCAAGCTATGCTCGCGCCTAATAGCCCTGACGGTCGTTCGCATCGGCGTTCTGCGCACCGCCACTTGGGGCGAGTTCAGCGGCATCGACTGGGAGGACCCAGATGCCCCCACGCCGGGGGCACTGTGGGAAATCCCGGCGGCGCGCATGAAACTTGAGGTCGAGGACAAGGGCAATGCGGCCTTCGGACATGACGTCCCGCTGTCGCACCAGGCCGTGCAATGCCTTCGTGCACTGCGCGTGATCAATGGCCGGTGGGATCTGCTATTCCCCGGCGCCTTGAACCGCCGCGAGCCGATGAGCGATTCCGCCGTCTCGACGATGTATAAGCGGATCCGGGCCGGCTACTACAAAGGTCGGATGGTTCCGCACGGCTGGCGATCGGCCTTTTCAACCATCATGAATGAGCGCGCGGCCGAGCGTGAGCGCGATGGTGATCGGATGATCATCGACATGATGCTTGCGCATGTGCCTGAAGGCATGTCGGCTTCCGAGTGGGCCTATAACCGGGCGCGCTATCAGAAGCCGAGGCGCGAACTGGGGCGGGCGTGGGCGGATCTGATCACGGAGGGGTGGCAGGATCCGTTCGAACTGATCGGATAAACGACGGGGCGGATGTTGGTATGGCCGCCGCTGCAATGGCCACGTGAAGCGACGTCACTCCTGCCGCATGATTTCGCGGCCGTCGGGCCAAGCGGAGGAAAGCGGGACTTTTGATGGTCCGCGGGCTCTTGAGTTTGTCGTTTATCCGTCAGTTTGCAATTCGCTCTGCGATCATCTTCCATTCATGTCGTGTTAGACATGCCCATCGTCCACTCGTCAAATGCGCCATTTCGGATATTTCTAGCAGACGAACCAAGGTTGACGGAGACTTCGCATGCTGCTTTTGATCGCTTGCCTGGGGAATCGAGAGTGCAGCAAATGAACTGGCAAGCAGAGTCGCTGCACTGCGTAGCCTTTCATACACCCGATGTTTCAGGCCTTCCTGCGCCGGATCTCTTTTCGAAAATATTCGGGTCATACCCACTTAATTTCAATTCCAACCCGGCTGGCGCGCCTCCTATGAGCGTAGCGGCCGGCGCGTGGCAGAATTTTAGCGCCGCGCTTCAGGTTCAGCCTGGGCGGATCGAAATCATCCTTTCGGCGCCGTCGTCAACCGACGATCTGCCCGATCCTATTACGGATATTCCACAAGCCTTGTCCGCGATACGCGAGGTTGCCGTGGCCCTTGTGGCCCTCGTTAGCCCTGTCCGACTCGCACTGGTGGCGAACATGTTCAAGCGACATTCGTCGCCCGAGGACGCCGTCGCCGGATACCGCTCAAATACCGGAGTGCCCGTCCCTTCAAGTGCTATTGATCTGACATTCGGCATAAACGTCCGCAAGGCCGGCGAAAAATCCGGGGTTTCGATCAATCGCATCGCGCGCTGGGGAACTGGTGTTCAGCAGATCATGATGTTGATGGTAGGCCATGCCGCACCGACCATGGGTCGCAGAGTCATTCCTGTTGAAACGCTCATGCTCGATATAAACTCGGTTCAGCAATCCAACGTAATCGGTACGGATATATGCGTAGCGTTGCTGGACGACCTTGTGAACGAGACCAAAAACCTTATTTCTGGTGGCTATGATTATCTCGTCGGATGAAACGCGCGTGCGGCCCCCGATCGCGATTCTGCAATCGGAGAACCTAACGTCAGTCTACGACCAAGCCGATGAGGGCATTGCGTCGATTGACGACCTTTGCGAGATGACCTTCTGGTCGGCCGCCGTGCAGCGCAATAGCATGGCAGCGCCAATTGGCGCCGAGGATTACGATCTTTGGTCTAGGTCGCTTTCCTATACGACCTGCCTTGCACTGCCTTACGAAGACTTAACCGATTCTCACTTAAGCTGGCTGGGTGAAAAGCTCTTCCAGCGGTCGAGGTATATCCGGACCCTTAGTCTCCCGGCGGATCTGTTCCGAACCGAGCGTTTGGGTGTTAGTATCTCCGATTGCGGGTGGGACGCGTTGAACCGCTCTATCGACCGCTGGGCCGTTTTGCCGGACGATTGGGACGGCGAGGATGGAAGCGCCCCGCCCGAAGTTGCGGTGAGCGCTGCGCGAGAGTTTATCAAGAGGATCCGTGGCGGGCCTATTCCTGCGCCGAAGGGCTACGTCGCAGGTGACGGAGAGATTGGCTTCCGTTGGACCGATGGGAGGCTTTTGGCCTCTGCAGCTTTCCCCGCTGACGGGCACATAGTGATCTTTTGCAGTGCGGTAGGGTCTTTCCCAACTGTCAGGATTGACGCGCCTTTCGATCTCGAAATGGATCTATCGCCGTTACTGCTGAGTCTCATGCTGTTCGATGTCTGATGGCGAGACGTGGGCCGAGCGCCCTGACGGAATAAGCTGTTGCGGGGGCGATCATGGAGCGGTTGCCAGCGATGAGGTTGTTGCCCGCCTTCTGCACTCTCGGATCATTGAGCCCGATTCCGATCCGGTACCGCGGAGAGAGCTTTTCCCACCGCCGAAGGGTTTCACTAATAAGTGTGGCGATGCGGACGGCATGTCTGTGACACGTCGCGACACTTTGAGTGACGACGATCTGCGAGCACGGGCGACTGTGCAAGCCGAACGGAAAGAGGGGCGAACTCAACAGGGGGCCTTATTGGCCACAGTGGCCATGATCCGAGCGATCCGTTTAGACGGGGAAGGTGATCGGCAAGTGGCGTTCGTCTACGACGATCCGACCGAGCATGAGCCATTGCACGCCGTGGTTCGTGGATGCGACCAACTGGGCAGGCCCGATCAAGATGAACTTCGTGGTCGGATGCGGGGCCTCTTCGATAGACAGGTCCCCCCGTCGCCCCCTGCTTCATAGGCCGGACAAGCGACGCCGGCTTAGCCTGTGGGGCTATTGTATTTCCACCCTCCGGCAAGCGAGGCCTTCGCGCGAAGGCGCGGGGTCGCGTATTTGGGCGCCGTCTTGAACGTCTGGCGACTAGGCCACACGCTCAGCTTGGTACTCCGCGGGCGCCGCCACGAAGTCGTCGATATCGCTCTCATACCAAGCCACGCTTCGAGGCCCGAGCCGCACACGCGCAGGGAAGGTGCCGACAGCTTCGCGCCGATAGACAGTGGCGATCGAAAGCCCCGTCCGATCCTTAACCTGAGCGATTCGCAAGAGCCGGTCCTTGCGCCGATCGCGGGCGCAGTTGTCGTCGATCATCGCGTGCATCCTTTCAGCCGGCCGCGCCGGTCGTATCGATCCCACCTCACCGCGACTCCCGCCCGGATTGCTGCGCACGAATAGTCCCGTCCATCCGGTAGCCGGACCCAAGCGGTCACCCGTTTGTGGCTGGTCCCGGTCGGCTCGATCGTCAGGCGGATTGGTCGGGCGAAATAGAGCTGCCCGCCGTTGGGCGAACGTGTCTCCCGCGAGATCGTGGCGCCCATGACCTTCGCCATGCGCCGACGTTGCTCGAACGGATCGCCGGGCACGCACGGTTGGTTCGGTCGGCACGTCCCATCCATCTCGGTGGCGCCTATGCCCTGGACGCGGATTTTGGTGCCGTCCTGGCAGTGGATGGGGCCGTCCACGTCGTGAAGGGCTATAGCGAGGCAGATCAGAGCTAAAGTCACCGAGACCGCTCCTTGCGTTTCTGCGAAAGCCACACCAATTTCAGTGCCGTAACAAGCTGGGAACTGTGTGAATGGAAAATGAGAAAATCCCCGAACTCGCAGCACTCCGCTCGGGTCTTCGGCCGCTGACCGATAGAGATATTGTTCAGCGCCTCACCATCGGCCAACTCGCGGAGCTGCTTCACAAGGCTCTTGCGTACGTTAAGCTGGACGCGGCAACGGCTCTTGGAAAACGAGAGCACCTCCAAACCGCGATCTATTGTGCTGAGGCTGATGACAACGCTGGTGCCGTACAGTCGCTGAACGATATTATCACACCTGGCACGAACTGGGTCACTTCGCAGCCAACCGATGCATCGGCGCATTTGTCCGCCATGAAAGCTCGGATCGAGGCCCTCGACGTCTAACCCAGGCTCAGTATAGGCCTCATCAAGAGGCAGACCACAATCGTTCACTTCCGCCATCTGCGGACCAAGAGCAATATGATCGCCGTCGACTCGATAGGAGGATGCCATGAAGGGACTTTCGTTCGTACTGGCGGCCGCGCTGGCGTTCAGCGCCACGGCTCCGCTGGCCGCCGCCCCATGCAAGGACCCGAAGACCGGCAAGTTCATCAAATGCGCAGAGAAGGCCGCAAAGAAGCCGGTCTGCAAGGACGCCAGAGGCAAGTTTGCCAAGTGCGGGACGCCAGGCGCCAAGCCGGTCAAATGACGCGCGGAGGGCTCAGCGCGGGGCATCGGTGCCCCCGATCAGCCTGAGCCCCGGCTTTGGATCACCGAGCGTGTCGTAGAGGGCGGCGAACTCGCGTTGGAGCTTGTTCACCACCATCGCCTGTTTGAACAGTTCGACGGATGGCGTCTCCTCCCGCTGCATGGTGAGATAGCGCGTGGTTGCCTGGTGGTAAGCTTCCCAAGCTTCCGACGTGGGATCGGGCGTCGCGTCGGTCATTGCCCGGCCTCGGTGCCAGCCTCTCGGGCAAGCTTTTCCGCGGCGCATTTTGCGGCCCAAGCCTTCCTGTTCTCGATGTATGCTTCCAGGCTCGGATAGGAGCTCCCATCGAACCATCGCTCGTGGCAAGTGCCGTCTGGTAGTTCGACTACGATGGAAGCGGCCCGATCTTCGCAATCGTTCACGCCGGCTGGCGTTACGGGTCGAACCTCGCCGTCGGCGCACAAAGCCCATGCAATCACTTGAGCGCGGTACACGGTGCTATCTTCATCGTTGAAATGGCAGATCGACGTCCCGGAGGCCGCCGGTATGAGCTGGGTAGGTCGCTCCAGCAGAATGCTGACATCGCTTGAATCAGCGGTGAGATCAGCGCCGTTTGAGAGCGCGATCTTATAGGCCCAGTCCCTTTCGCCGCGCTTAAACTTGCGCATCGAGACGATCGCGTTGGTGGCGACTTCCGTCATTCCGAAGCTGTGAAAGCTGTCCATTCCAATATCCTCATATGACCAAAGCAATGGCCTTCGAGACCAGTCCGGAGAGTTGCCCGGCTTTCTCTGGAAGCTCGCCCCGGTACATTGTCCGGGGCAATTCACGTCCAGCTCTCCTCAGCAGGGGGAATACTGGTGGGCGGCGTTCATGAAATCACCGCACCACTGGCTGTCGTCGACCATCGGAAACTGTGAGCGCTCTTCGTAGGGGGCGTCCGCGACGATCTGCGGGGCATGTCGCCGGCAGATCCCTTTTCCGATGTTGAGATCGCTTGTCTTCGAAGGCGGGGAGCTGGCCGAAGCCAGCCCCCGATCGAGGAAGAAATCGCACTTGCGGCAGGTGTCAGACATGCGCCAGTTCGCTGTGCAGCGCGTCATTGTAGATGCTGACTACGGCCCGAAATTCGGGATGGTCCTCTGCTTCTCCCCAGCAGGCCAAGTGCTCTTCCGCCCGCTCGATCTGCGCTTTGACGATCGGCAAGAGGTGGTCGATGTGGGAGGTATGGCGAGCCAGCCTCACTGCGTCTGCCGCCATTTGCGCTTGAAATAGCCGAACGTCGCAGTGTTCGTGGCCGTCATCGCCCGCATAGATGGCTAGTTTGATGGCGAGCGCGTCGAGAGACGGCGTTGGATACATCATCAGAGTGATGAAAGCGTTGAGCTTTATGTCGAAGAGCTCTTGGCTTTTTTTGTCACCCTCTTCGCTGAACGTCTTGTAGCTCGCACCGAAGCTTTTTTCTGCCGAGAGTGCTGAATGGTAGGAAGCGAGAACCTCGTTCCAAGACTCGCTCCTGCCGGGGCGACTGGCAAGTTCTGCCAGGGCATCGTGCCTTGGGGAGGGAGTGATCGGCGCCTCAGATCCAGGTCCGTAACAGCTCTCGATTGTGTCGGCTACCTCCTCTAGGCCGATGCGGCGATACTCGGCAATGAGCCCGAAGAGTTTGACCGGATCCCTGGCGATTGCGGCGACACTGCGGTCAAAGTCCTCGCCCTCAAGGCGGGATCGCATGGCTGAGATCATCCCCTTCGACACGGGGCCATCGACGCCGCGATTGCGGATGCAGTCGATGATCTGCTTGTCCGTGCGCTTCTGGATGATCGAGCCCGCCTGCGTGTCGCTCGCAACGATTTCGGAATGAATACCCATCTTCAGTCTCCGTCAATCGAGAGGAGACAGGGGCGACGTGTCTATCGCCGAAAGCCTGCCATCACGTATGTCGTGACGTACATGATGTACGCTTATGGCGGACATGTGTCAACGTACGACGTACGCTACGGGATTAAACAGTCGCTCAGAGTGAGAAGGCGCTGCATTTCCTTCACGGTGCTTATTTTCAACTTCTCAACTTTGGCGCCGTCGATCGTCGAGAATACCACACCTTCCCCAGCGTATCCGAACAACGTGGCGATGAAGCCAACAGCTGATGAGCGGGGCTGATGATCGAGCTCGTCGTCCGGCTCGTGGTCATAGTCATATATAAATACGAGAACATCATCGCCGATCCTGGGGGGCTGTCCTATATCAGCGAAAATGTATTCGCCTGGTTTATACCTTGGCATGGGTGCGCCTTTATCTAGCACAATGCCCGAAACCCCGCCGCGGTTTTCAATCGCTGGAGGATGCCACGCATAAAACACGGGGTTATCAAGATCGATCATGTAAAAGTCGAACTTGGCCTCACCGCCCTCTTGTAGCGGACTTCGATGAACATAAGCTGCTGGGTAGACGGGTACGTCTCTCTGCAAGCCAGGATGATCCAGATAGCGATAACGATCTAACTCGTTCTTCTCTGTCTGCGTAAGGGCAAACACTTCATCCTCCCGGATCGGCGGCTTCCCTTCCCCGACCAAGGCACGTGCCAAGCGTCCTGCGACCACCATATCAAGGTAAGGTGGATCATATTCGGCGGCAAAAAACTTCTGAACAGAGGATCGGCCTCGATAATTTGCCCGTACGGCGATCTGGTCCAAAGTCAGGCCGCTCCGCTTTCGTAGCACCGTGAGAGCATCACCAATCGTCACCATAAACCCCTTGTGTATTGTACGCTATGAGCGTACAAAGGCGCATGTCCAAAGCGATCATCAGGCAATTCGGCGGAATACGCCCTCTTGCGAGAGCGCTTCAGCATAGAAACCCGTCGACCGTGCTCGGCTGGTGGAAGCGGAACATTATTCCCGCTCGGCAACAGCCTAACGTGCTCCGATTAGCACAGGAACTCGGGCTCGACATCAATGCCGCGGATTTGATCACAGCTCATACGGAGGCGCGCCCGAAATCGACGCTCATTCAATCGGACATCACCATCCGCCGGAAAATCGGAATGAGCCCCTCCGTAAACTCCGCCTCCGCTCCGACGAGTGTCGCCTCGTTGGCCGCCTCCAGCTTGTCGAGGAAGTAATGGATATAGCACTCCGGCACGTCGGCTTGCTTCAGGGCCTCGATAATCGAGCCGATGAGGTTCGCCCAGGCGCACATGACGTTCTGCGCACCGAGGCGGGCTTTGCGGTCCTTCACCATGATGGGAGAGCCGGGGAATGATGCATCCCGTCCTTCGTCAGCAGCCGGGGCTCGATGCGTCCACCCGCTGGGCGCGCCGGGGGCCGCTGATCAACTACCAGCGCACTCTCCAAGCCGAGCGTGACGCGGTCGCGCCTGCGGAGATCACTCGTGAATAGCGCGCACCTTTGCCAGATTGCGCTCATAGATATTCGCGATCTCCTGCTCGCGGTCTTTCGGAGACATGCGGCCATCTTGATCAGGAGCCCCCATTCTCGTCGTCGCGGCGAGTGTGAGCTGAGCCGCAACCAAAGCGGCGGTATCGTCCGAGATCGGCATTTCCATTCCTTTCGTGTCGGAGTCGTAACCAACACGATAGCCGAACCGGCGCCCGGTTCCAGTTCCGGGCGCCGGGGAGGGCTGGCATGACATCGGTTCTCCAAGCCGCGCTTGTCGGCTGCCAGCACGATCTGATCTGTTTCCATGCTGTCGGAGCTACGGCATGAACGCGCCGCACATCCACCGCCAGCGCCGGACGTTTTCCGCGTCGAAAGCGGTCGAGGTTCAGGGCTCGATCCTCACCGAGATCAAGAGCGACGACGAAATCACATTCAAGGACATGGCGCGGGTACTCGGCCGGTCGGAGGACCGCGCCGCGATTTACGCGGCCGGTGGGTCCGCAATGGATCTCCCAACTTTCCTAGCCGGCTGCGACGTGTGGGGAGGGCGGTTCGCTGATCCACTGCTTCGCCTGGCCAATGGGCGTTGGGCCGAAGCGGGCTCCATCTGCACATCAGATGACCGCGCCGCGTTGACCCTGGCAATGCTGCTGCCCGCGATCATGGAGATCGAGGAGGACGGCGTCACCGAAGCCGAGGAGCTTCGGCCGCATGCCGAACTTATCCGCCGGGTCCATTCCCTAACTCGTCGCTGGCTCGACATGCTCGCGCAGAGCCATTCCTGACGATGCGCCGGGGGCTAATCACCACAATTTTCGCGGAGGAGCCGCTGATGGCACTCGTCATCAAAGCTCCCCGCGGCCATTTCATGGTCTGGCGGTACCAGGCGCCTCGCCTCGACAACGCTCCGCCCAGTGGCTCGCTGGGAAAAGGCGAAGCTGCGTGAGCCGCTATTCCGACGCCCTCGCAGACTTCATCTCCGCTATGGAGATAGAAGGCATCCGTGCGGTAGAGCCTATCCTTCAGCGCCTGAGTTCTGGCGAGCTGATCCGGTTCCGCTGTGAGGGAGATGGCCAAGGCCGGCAAAATGGCTGGGCGGTGCTCTATCTCGATGAGCGCCCGGCCGGCGCCTTCGGCAATTACCGCCTGGGTATCTCGCGGAAGTGGCGCATCGATCAGGATCTTGGCCTGACGGCTGAAGAGCGACAGGCGCTCCAGCGTGAATGGGCTGAGGCCAAGCAGCGTCGGCAGGAGGAAAAGCTTCGATCGGAGGAGGAAGCAGCCAAGGATGCTTTCGATCTCTGGTCATCTTCAGGTCGCGCTTTGTCCGATCACCCATACGTGGCGCGCAAGCAGCTCGACGCGATCCGCTATCGGGTCACACGGGACGGCTGGCTACTCGTACCTATGATCGATGCCTCCGGTGATCTCTGGAATGTCCAGCGCATTGCCGGCGACGGCACCAAGCGTTTCATGCGTGGCGGCCGGACCCAAGGGCTGTTCTTCCCGATCGGCCAGTTCACGCAACGGGGCGAGCGCACCTGTATTGGTGAAGGCGTGGCGACGATGGAAGCGGTTCATCGCGCTTCTGGGTATCCGTGCATCGCCAGTTTCTCGGCCAAGAACCTGCTGCCTGTAGCTCGCCTATGGTACGCGGCCCGGCCGGATCTCGATTACATTATCTGCGCAGACGACGATGCCCATCTGGACCGCAACATTGGCGTGGAGGCTGCCCAAGCGGCAGCGGAAGAGATCGGTGCGCGCATCGCCACTCCTATCGGAAGGGCCGCATGAGCGTGGCGCGGGATTTCGAGGATGATGCACGCGACTTCGGAGGGGCGGTCGTTCGGCAAGCATTGGACGCGGCCCGCTGGCCTTGGCCCGACGCGCCAGAGCATTTTCCTGAGCCCCCCGCCGAATCGATAGGGATCAAGGCATCCCCTTTCGTTTTCCGCGACCCAGCCAGCATTCCCAGGCGGCGCTACCTCTACGGGTATGAGCTTCGGCGAAAGCAGCTTTCCGCCACTGTAGCGCCGGGCGCCGCAGGAAAGACGACATTCAAAATCGGCCGCGCGCTCTGCATGGTGACAGGGCGGGACATGCTCGGACATCGCGTCTGGAACGGTCCGCACCGCGTCTGGCTCTGGAACCTCGAGGACGAAATGGAGGAGGTGGAGAAGAGCATCCATGCCTTCGTGAAGCTGTGGGGGTTGTCGCCCTCGGATATCGCCGATCGCCTGTTTATCGATGGCGTCGACAGTTCGGGGTCGAAACTGCTGAAGATCGGCACGCAAAGCAGGGCAGGGGACTTCACCATCCGTCAGCCCGTGGTTGATGCGCTGGTCGAAGAGCTAAAGGCTCGCCGCATCGATCACATCGATATCGACCCATTCGTCTCCAGCCATTCGGTTGACGAAAACGACAATGGCGCGATCGACGCGGTCAGCAAGGAATGGGTCAGGGTGGCTCACGAAGCGGATTGCGCGGTGAGCCTGGCCCACCATGTCCGCAAGCCCAACGGGTCGGAGCCATCGGCATTCGATGCTCGCGGCGCCGTGGCCATGATCAACGCGGCCCGGTCGGTGCTGGTCCTGCAGAAGATGCCGAAGGACGTCGCGCAGGAGTTCCGCATTCCCGAATGCGACCGCAAGCGCTTCTTCTCAGTGTTCGATGACAAGAACAACAAGGCCCCGCCGGCCGCCAAAGCCGAATGGTACGAGTTCGTCGGAATTGGCCTGGGCAACGGCGACGATACTGGACCCGAGGACAACATCGGCGCCATTCGCCGGTGGCAGGCACCAGACACATTCGGCGGCGTCACGGTCCAGCAGCTTTGGCATGTCCAGAATCAGATCCAGGCCAATCCCGAGAAGTGCCGGAAGCACTCCGAGGCAAAGGATTGGGTCGGAAAAATCGTTGCGCGCGTACTCGATCGGAACCTCGACGACGAGGGTGAGAAGCAGGCCATCAAGAAGATGGTCCTCACCTGGGTCGGCAACGGCGCCCTCCGGTCGGTCGAGCGCAAGGATGAGCGCGGAGAGATCCGCGAATATGTGGAGGTGGGACAATGGGCCATCGTCGACTGACGCCCCTGATCTCCGCACCTCCGCACCTCTCCGCAGCAGCCAGTACGGAACTGCGGAAACGACCGCCCTGCCCGGTGGGGGTATGGGGGGTAGGGTATAACCCTACCCACCCAATACCCCGCCGGCCGGTCCCAGGCTGCGGCAAGAGCCGCTTGGAGGAACGATGACCGACCAACTCACCGCCCTCCTCGGCGTTGAGCAGACCGCCGTGGTTTGCGAGACGATCGAGGCGATTTACCGCCGGATCCTTGACCTCTCGGCGCAACGACCCAGCGCCACGCAGACGGCGCTCAAGCGGCTCCGTTTCGATGGCGGCGTTCCCTCCCGCCTGGAGGCGGTGCACGATGACATTTCGGGACTGCGGTACGCCGTCTGGTGTATCGGCGAGACCATCGCGGCTCTGGCGGGGCGTCAGGGCCTAGAGCGCGTATTCGAGGAGATAGAGCGGCGGAATGAAGGCGCTCGCATCTCGGTATGGCTCGACCATCGCTGGGACGGCGTCCCTGTCGGCGACGGTGTCTGGACATGCTGATCGGTCAGGCGATCGAGGGAGCGGGCCGCGGCTCAATGGCTGGTGCAGATCACTCCGCCGCCGGGCTTGGGGTTGCAAACCGTGAGCTTATCATCCGAGGTTGCTGCGGTGCTTCGCCCAACGGATGCGGCTATCGCCGCTCGCCGGGCGCTGATCGATGCGTCGATCGTGGTCTGCCAGGCCCGAAAGGTTGCGGCACGCGCCTTGACATCCGTCATGGGCTCGGCGCCGCCTTGAGATTTGACGTAATCCTCCGTGATCTCATCCAGATACGCATAGAACGCCAGAACCGGTCCCGATTTCTTGCTGTCCCCTTTTTGGTTGTAGGTCTCCTTCACGCACGCGGCGAAGGACGGGAACGGCTGGAGATCGGAGCAGCCCGCGATGATTTCGTCCATCGCTTTCGCATTCGCTCCGACCTGCGGAATTACCACGGCGGCGAACACGCCAGCCAATACAATGCTTTTGCGAATCCCCATCTGACCCCTCCAGATTTGAAGGTGTTATCTTTCAACGATCCTTTCGGCGCCAGCCCTATTGTGCGGCTGACCTCACTCGGCAGTCGACCCGCCGAGCGTCTCGACCATGCTGATATTTCTCGAGCAGGTAGGCGTCGGCCAGCATCGCGTGGCCCGAGGGCCCGAGGGCGCGCTGGCCAGTCCAGTGCGCCCTCGCGACTGATCTCAGCGGCAGACGCGAACCTTGTGATGATGACGCCACTCGGTATGGCAACGCACGCGGTGATGCCGCTTGTCCCAGCGCTTGTGGTTGCCATTCCATTTCTGATGGTGGCCGTTGTTCCAATTGTTGTGCCGTGGCTCGGCATTCGCGGCCGTGCTGGCACCAACCGCTGCGATGCCAAGCGCGGCAGCAGTCAGAATGTTCAGGATCTTCATTTGCAGCCTTCCAGGCCTGTTGATCAGGCGAGTGCACAACTGCGTCGTGGCTGGGCGGGTTCCGCGAAGTTGCAGTCGGGGCGGAGGGTTCGCCGCTGATCGGCACCGTATTTCCAGCCCGAAATTTAACGGGAAATTTCGGGCACTCATTTCAGGGGGCATCATGGGCAAGGCAACCAATCCACGGCTGAACATCAGCACCACGCACGCAACGCGGCGCCAGGGCAGGGGAGGCACGCAGGAGCCGCCTGTGAACCCCTTTGCGGCGGCTCATGGCCGGTACGAGGAAGGTACCGTTGTTGATCTCAGCGGCGAGCTGGGCGGCAAGAAGGGGATCGTGAAGGTGATCATCAATCGCGGTGGGACGGCGGTCGATCGGTGGATAGCGAACGACAAGGCCGGGATCTTCGAGGAGCCCCAGCGCAAAGCCATCGATCACTGCCGCAGGCTGTGGGCGCGGGCGGAGGATTTGCGCTCGATCGACCTCGCCCGCGATCGGATAGATTGCTCCAAAATGGAGGGATGGTCTCAGCACGAAGCGCTTGAAGCGCTCGCTGGGTACAAGCGAGTGATCCCCCGCAAGTTCTGGGAAGTGTTCGAGAACGTCGTCCGGTTCGATCAGGAAGCGGGCACAGCGGGATCGAACCTGGCGAGCAACTCGCGGTCGGCCATCGACGCTGCCAAGACGGCGGTCGCGTTCTGTGCTGGACTCATTGCGATGTGGGAACGATTGTAGGGAGAAGCGCGGGCGGCGCCAAAAAGGAGGGGCGATATGTTTCGCAAGGCTGTGTTGGCGATTTTGGTCACGGCTTCGCCAGCCTCGCCGATCTTGGCGAAACAAACATTCACCGCCTACGAGGGCAAGGAGCAGATCATCGAGGCCGGCGGCGGGACGCGCGTCACCAAAGACGGGGTGGATTTCTGGACATCAGGAACGCCCACAAAAAGATCGAAGGTCATCGGCAGGCTGATGGATCGTCGCGGGACGGGGGCTTTCCATGGGGACGCAGTGGGCTCCAAGCGAATCGCGCAAATCGTGAAAGAGGCGGGCGGCGATGCGGTGATCATTGCAGGTCAGCGCCAGGACCAGAATGGATATATCTTCACGGGCAACATGGCGGTCGCCGCCAAGAAGCAATTCACTGAAATGGTCGTTCTTAAATACCTCGATTAGCGCCTACGGAGCGGGGGGGTTATGGTTTGCAGGATCGCTTTAATACCGCTGGCGCTACTGGCTGGGTGTAACGACACACCCACGGTCGGCCAGCAAGCTTTGGATCGCGCCGACGCCAAGAGCTTATCGGACAACCCGCCTGGCCGATATCAAATGATCCAAGGGGTTAATCCAGCGAGCGTGGCCATACTCGATACCCGCCTCGGCACCGTACAAAACTGCTTTATCGTAAACTATCGCTACCACTGCTTAGCACAGGGACCGTCTGCCAGATTCCCCGGCGGACTGCCCCCAGGTGAATGGGTCGACGCGGCGGGGGAGGCCGGTGGCAAACCCAAGTAAGCGTCCCACCATACCGGATGCGATATGCCTCGATCTCTCTATCAGGATCAGGCCCGGCCTAGCAGGTGCAACTCGGCGAAGCCGTCCCATCGCAACAGGTCTTCCGACCATTCGCGCAACCGCACACGCCCTGATGCCAGGAGCAGCATCCCGACTGCTGGGCTTCTTCGGCGGTCGCAAATGTCTTCCCTTCGCATCCCGCAGGCCGGGACATGGGCGCAACCGGCACGCTGCGAGGCGCTTCGACAGGTTGAGCAGGCGATAGTCCGGCCACCGCAGCGAAGATCAACAGCAATTTCATAAGAGCCCCCTCTTGTTGGAGTGAAGCTCTGCCTATTGGTCACGCGAGTCCAGATTAATCTCGGTCCGAAACGAACCAATCATTCCAAAGTGCAAGCGAAGCTTATCGCGCTTGACCTGTGCGCACCGTAGTGGCAGATATCACCAATCGCTGAAGATGCGCCCGGGGCCGAAAGGCTGCCGGGCTTTTTGTTGTCCTGCAAATGCTCGGAAATGGTTGAACTTCGCATTGGCGACATTTTGACCAATCGTTATCGTTCCGATCTGATCGGGGGATCATTTGCAAGGGGGCAACGATGCGAGCTCGGATGTTTTTCTCTGCCGCTCTTCTAGGCGCGGTGTCTGCCACGAGCGCTGAAGCTGCTGTTACTGGGTATGCCAGCATTTCAAGCGTATTCAATCGTATCAAGTGCGATGCCTACGCTGCAATGAAGTCGTTGCCCAAGGAGAGCAAGTGGCAACCCATCGGTATGAGCGGGGAAGTTACGTTTTCGATAGGTCGCGATAGCTCGACCAAGCTTGAAGGCGGCTTCTCGGTTCCCATCGTCAGCACTGAAGCATCGTTCGCCGACACCGACACGGTTTCGGAAACGCAGGGTGTAACGATTGCCTTCTCGGTCAACCTCCTGACCCTGTCGAAGCTCGATAGTTATTGTAGCCAGGCCGGTGGGAAGCCGGCGATTATGGTTAGAGGCGTTAAAGAAGCTGAAAAAGCGGCTAAATCGGCAAAGCTCAATAAGGACAGCCTGCTCGGGCCGATCGATCTCGGGGACGCGCTGAGTGGCATCCAGGGGGAGCAAGCGCTGAACATCAAGACCGCTACCTATGAAGGTTCTTTCGGTTTCACGAGCGAGGATGTTTTCTCCGGTACGCTAGGTGTCGTCTACGTCAGCGGTGGCGCAGAGAAGTCGAAGACGAACAAATTCACCCAGGGCTACTCGATCGTCGTCGTTTACGGCGATGACAAGGTGCCGGGACCGCGAGTCAAAAACTAGGGCCGTCTTTCAGTATTGCGCGCGTTGAACGCCCCGCCCTCAAGCGGGGCGTTTTCGTTTTTGCATTAAGTCGAGGATCTGCCATGACCGTAGAGATCAGCTACTTCGCCCGTGCCGCGACTGGCGGTCTACCCGTGGCGGCCGAGCCTGGCCAGGACGGTACTGCCGCAGAGGCGCAGAGTGTCAGCATCAGTGCGACGCCAGCACTGTCCGGCGCCACGCCTGATGGCCAGACTGCGCTCTCGCTGATCGGTACGGAGGCATTCCGCTACGAGTACAGCCAAGCCGGATCGGTCGCCGCCGTTGCCAACAGCAACTATGTCGGAGCCGGCGAGCGTATGTGGCTGACCCCGCGATCGGGCTGGAAGTTCAGTCTCAGGACGGCGTGATGAGCGACGATCGGCCCAAACCAGAGCAGGACGAGAAGGGCCGCTTCGTCCCCGGCAACGTCGGCGGTGGTCGACCCAAGGGCGCGCGGCAGAAGATCGTCGGGGTATTTTTCGAGGATCTGTTGGCGAGCTGGGAAGCCCATGGCCCGGAGACGATCGAGACGGTCCGAGTCCAGCGTCCGCAGGATTATCTCAAGGTCGTCGCCTCGATCCTGCCCAAGGAACTCAACATCAAGGTGAGCGAGCTGGATGAACTCACAGACGATCAGGTCGCCGGACAGCTCTCCCGTGTCATTGCGCAGCTTGCAGCAGCAGGCCTTGATGTTATCGCGGGAATTGGAGCGGAGACGGAGGCGCAACCGGCTCCAGGCGTACCGACCGTACAATAAGCAGCGGGAGTTCCACGAAGCTGGCGCGGTTCACCGCGAGCGTCTGTTCATGGCGGGCAATCAGCTCGGCAAGACGATAGCCGGCTCGTTCGAATGGGCCATGCACCTGACCGGCAAATATCCGGAATGGTGGACCGGTCGCAGGTTCGACCAGCCAGGCCGCTATTGGGCAGCCGGCGAAACCCGCGTCTCGACACGCGACACGATTCAGAAGCTTCTCGTCGGCGAGCCTGAGAAGGAAGAGGAATGGGGTACGGGCGCTATCCCCGGTGCCGACATCATCGACACGTCGCGGGCCATGGGCGTTGCGAACGCGCTGGACAGCGTGGTCGTGAAGCATGTGGCTGGTGGGTCGTCCACCTTGCTATTCAAGGCCTACGAACAGGGCCGCGGCAAGTGGCAGGGCGATACGCTGAACGGGGTGTGGTTCGATGAAGAGCCGCCGCTCGACATCTACACGGAGGGATTGACCCGCACCAACGCGACAGGCGGGCTTGTGATGCTGACGTTCACCCCGCTCAAGGGCATGTCGGATGTGGTGCAGATGTTCCTCTCGGACAGCGACCTGAAGGACATGAAATGAGCCGGCACGTCACCCGTATGACGATCGACGATGCCGAGCACTACACGCCCGAACAGCGCGCGGCGATCATCGCGAGCTATCCGGCGCACGAACGCAAGGCCAGGGCGCAGGGCATCCCTGTCCTGGGTTCGGGCCGGGTCTTTCCGGTCGATGAGGACATCCTCAAGGTCAAAGCCTTCGAGATCCCGAATAGCTGGTCGCAGATTGGTGGGCTCGACTTCGGTTGGGACCATCCCACCGCGGCAACCCGCCTGGCGTGGGACAAGGACACGGACTGCATCTACGTCACCGCCTCCTACGGGCAGCGCGAGGCAACGCCGGTCATCCACGCGGCGGCACTGAAGCCGTGGGGCGACTGGCTGCCATGGGCATGGCCGCATGACGGGCTGCAGCACGACAAGGGATCCGGCGAGGCGCTGGCGCAGCAGTACCGGGCCCAAGGGCTCGCGATGCTGCACGAGAAGGCGACGCATGATGACGGCGGCAACGGTGTCGAGGCCGGGATCAATGAGATGCTCGACCGAATGCTGACTGGCCGCTGGAAGGTGTTCGACCATCTCGAGGATTGGTTCGGCGAGTTCCGCCTCTATCACCGCAAGGACGGCCAGATCGTGAAACTGAACGACGATCGGCTGTCATCGTCGCGCTACGCCATGATGATGAAGCGCTTCGCCACCACGCCGCCGAAGAAGCAAGAGACGCTCTACAATCGCGGTTCCGGGAGCTGGATGGGCTGATGGCTGACGACATCCTCAAGGAAGCGCTCGACGCCTTCGCCGAAGCCGAAAGCCGGGAATCCGATAACCGTCGCGATGCGCTCGACGATCTCCGGTTCGCGCGTCTCGGTGGCGAATGGCAGTGGCCGGCAAAGGTTCGCAAGCAGCGCGAGGCGGAAGGGCGCCCCTGCCACACCATCAACAAGATGCCGGCCTTCATCCGCCAGGTCGTCAACGATAGCCGGCAGAACAAGCCGGCGATCTCGGTTCACCCCGTCGAGGGTGGCGACGTCAAGACAGCGGACGTGATGAGCGGCCTCATCCGCAATATCGAGGTCATTTCGAACGCCGACGTGGCCTATGATACCGCGGTCGATAGTTCGGCGACGATGGGCTTCGGCTATATCCGCATCAACCTCGACTATGCCTGCGACGACACGTTCGACAAAGACATCCTGATCAAGCCGGTCCCGAACCCATTCGCGGTCTATGGCGACCCCTATAGCCAGTGCGCGGATAGTTCGGACTGGATGACGGCCTTCATCATCGACCAGATCCCTGAGGCGCTCTACCAGCGGAAATATACCAAGGCCGCCAAGGTGGATTTCTCGTCGTCGGCGTGGACCAACGCCAATGGCTGGTGCGACAGCGAGGGCAAGACTGTCCGGGTCGCCGAATATTGGAAGCGGTCCGAGGTCAGCCGCGAAATGGTCCAGTTCACCCATGAGGGAATGGGTGGCGTCGGCACGGCTTACGACGACGAGCTCGAGCGGCTCCAGCAGCAGTTCGGCTCGATCGAGATCATCGGCCAGCCCCGGACCGTCAAGTCCTACAAGGTCAAGCAGTACACGCTAAGCGCGGTCGACATCCTGGGCGAGATCGAATGGGTCGGAAAATATATCCCGATCATCCCGGTCTATGGCGAAGAGGTGAATGTCGAGGGCAAGCGGCATTTCCGCTCGCTGATCCGCGACGCGCGCGACCCGCAGCAGATGTTCAATTACTGGCGGACGATGGCGACCGAACTGGTGGCGCTGGCGCCCAAGGCCCCCTGGGTCGGCGTCAAGGGTTCGTTCGCATCCGATCCGCGCTGGGCAACCGCGAACAACGCGACGCACTCGTTCCTCGAATATGATCCCGTTGCCGGTGGTTCGCCTCCGCAGCGCCAGCCCTTCACCGGGGTACCGGCAGGCGAATTGCAGGAGGCGATGAACGCGTCGGACGACATGAAGGCCGTGATGGGCCTCTATGACGCCTCGCTCGGGGCGCGATCGAACGAGACGAGCGGGCGCGCGATCATGGCCCGGCAGCGCGAGGGCGATGTTTCCACCTTCCACTTCATCGACAATCTCAGCCGCGCGATCCGCCACACCGGCAAGGTGCTGATCGACCTGATTCCGAAGGTCTACAATACCGAGCGGATGATCCGGGTGCTGGGTCAGGACGGCAAGCCGGAAGAGGTGCAGATCACCGACAAGGAAGGGCAGCCCGACCCCGAGGCCGGCATCTACAACCTGACGCTCGGCAAATACGACCTGACCGTGAAGGCCGGCCCGTCCTACACCTCGCAGCGCGAGGAGGCGGCGGATATGCTGACCGAACTGGTCCGCGCCAATCCGGACAGCGCTGCCATCCTTGGCGACCTCATCGTCGAGAACATGGACATTCCGGGCGGCGACAAGGCGGTCAAGCGATTGCAGGCCATGCTGCCGCCACAAGTGCGCCAGGCCGAGCAGGGCGAGAACCCCGAAGCGCAGGCCGCGCAGCAGCAGATCCAACAGATCCAGCAGCAGGCACAGCAGGCTATCGGCCAACTCCAGCAGGCTTTGCAGGAGGCGCAGCGCAAGGCCGAGGGCAACCGCGAGAAAGCGGAGGCCGACAGCAAGAAAGCCGACGTCGAGGCGTACAAGGCCGTCACAGAGCGCATGACCGCTCTGGCCGGCACGATGACGCCCGAGATGGTCCAGCAGATGATCATCGAGACGCTGCAAGACGTGGCTGAGACCGCGAACCTGGTTCCCGGCGGCGAAGAGCCGCAAGGAATGCCCATGCCTGTTCCGGGCAATGGGATGATGCCGCCAATGGAGCCAATGCCGCAGGGCATGGGCCAACCGGAGCCGGCGCCCTTCGCGCAGTGATGCGCTTCCTCCCATAGATGGAACCCTTTGATGGATACCGAAACGGCGACCAATCCGGTCGGCGAAGCGACCAGCCCTGCGGATACGCAGGAAGTCGCGGTTGCCAACACGGAAGTCACAGCCCCCGCCGAGGGAACGGCTGAATCAAGCGACAATCGACAGGACGGGCCGGATTTCTCTGACCTTCTCCCGGTCGAGGACGATCTTGACGAGGTCGAATATGAGGGCGCCAAATACAAGGTGCCCAAGGTCCTGAAAGACGCGGTTATGCGTAATTCGGACTATACGGTGAAGACGCAACTTCTCGCGGAGCAGCGGCGCGCACTGGAGGCTCAGCAACAGGCCGTCCAGCAGGCTCAGCAGCTATCCGCAGCGGAGATTCGGGCGTTCGCCAAGCTCGACAATCTGAGCACTCAGCTTGCCGAGTTCAATGGTGTCGACTGGTCGGCCCTCGACCATAGCGAGCCACAAGTGCAGCATGCAAAGGGTGTGCGCGACGAACTCCTTCGGGAGCAGGCGACGCTTAACGCCCAAATCACCGAACACATGACGCTCAAGCAGTCTCGTGCCCAGCAGGAAGCTGCCAAGGCGCGCGAGGCGGAAGAAGCCAGAGCGGCTAAGGAAATCAAGGATTGGTCGCCCGAAAGGCGCCAGACGCTTGAGCAATTCGCAGTCAGCCAAGGAATACCGGCGGAGTTCGCTTCGCAGGCAGGCGCTGCCGAATTCAAGATTCTGGATAAGGCTCATCGGTGGGATCAATTCGTCGAACGCAACCGTGCCGCAGCGAAGGCGGCGGCCAACTCCAGCGCCAAGCCGGCCAATGAGGTCGGCGCAGGCGCAGGCTCCGGAACCTCCGATCCGTCCGCCATGTCCATGGATGAATACCGGGCATGGCGCGCGAAGCAGGGGGACTGAACCCAACATGATCCAGCGTCGAGAGACGCCATGATCCCATAGATGGAATTTTCCCATGTCCAATACCGTCCTTACGATCGACGTCATCGCCAAAGAGGCGCTGATGATCCTCGACAACGAGCTGGGCGCGGCCAAGGCCGTCCATCGCGGCCTCGAAAGCGAATATGGCGACGCCAAGAACGGCTTCCAGGCCGGTGCAACGGTGTCCATCAAGCGCCCCACCGACTTTACCGTCCGCAGCGGCGCGAACGCCTCGGCTCAGGATGTCGTCGAAGGCAAGGTTTCGCTCACCGTCGACCAGCAGAAGGGGGTCGATTTCTCATTCACGTCGCAGGAACTGACGCTGAACATAAAGGATCTGTCCGAGCGGGTGATCAAGCCCGCGATGGTGCAGCTCGCGAATAAGATCGACGGCGACGTGCTGTCGCTCGCCAGCAAGGTTCCCAATTGGGTTGGCACGCCGGGCCAGGTCATCAACTCGTTCGCCGATTTCGCGCTGGCGCCCCAGCGACTCGACGAACAGGCGGTGATGAGCGATGGTCGGACGGCGTTCCTGTCGCCGGCCGATCAGTGGGGCCTTCTCGGCACGCAGACCGGGCTCTTCATCCAGGGCGCCGCGAATAGCGCTTATCGCGAAGGCGATCTCGGCAAGATCGGCGGCGTCAGCACGAAGATGTCGCAAAATGTCCAGTCGATCACGATGGGCTCGCGCACCGGCTCGATCCTTATGGATCTCTCGATCACGTCTGCCACTATCGCATATGCGGCGGTCAAGGACACGATGATCCAGACTGTCCACATGGATACCTTCACCGGCGCTACCGATACCGTCAAGGCCGGCGAGGTCTTCACGATCGGCACCCCGGGCGGCACGGGCGTCTATGCCGTCAACCCTGTGACCAAGGCGCGGTTGCCCTGGCTCAAGGAGTTCACGGTCGTGTCGGATGCCACGATGGCCTCGAACGAGGGCGACGTGATCATGTATCCGGCGGCGATCTGGGACGGCGCCTTCCAGAACGTCTCGGTGGTCGGCGCGACCGACCTGAACAACCTGCCGATCAACTTCAAGGGTACGGCAGGCGCGACCTACTCCCAGAACGTGGTGTTCCACAAGAACGCCTTCGCGCTGGCGATCGTGCCGATGGTCTCGCCGCCCGGCGCGGTCGATGTGGCTCGCGAGAGCTACAAGGGCACCAGCGTTCGCATGATCCCGTTCTACAACGGGTCGACCGACGTAAGCACCTTCCGCCTCGATGTCCTTTACGGACTCAAGGCGATCGATCCCCGACTGGCAACCCGCATCAGCGGTACTGCGTAACACCTCCCCACTGGCCCCGGCATCGGTCGGGGCCACCCTTTCGCGAGTATTCTGATGGCACTCAGCACTTATTTTGAGCTGGTCGCGTCGCTCGCGGTGTGGCTCGACGGCGCCGACCTGGCCGGCCAGGAGGGAACGCTGGTGTCCCTCACCGAAGCCGAGATCAACGCTCGCCTCGCCGACGCCATCGACAGGGGGCGGGCTGTTCGGCCTATGGCGGTTCGCGACACGCTGACGATCGATGCGGAATATGTCGATTTCCCGTCAGTTAGCACAGACATCATTCTTCCAATTTCGATCGAGATAACCAGCCTCGATCGGCCGTGGGAGGTTCTCTACGCCTCGCCGGAATCGCTGGTGGCGATGAAATACGGGGTAGAGTCCGAGCGATCGAGCGTTTCAGCCTTCATCGCAGGCGACCCGCCGCGGTATTACACGATCGTCCAGGGTCAGCTTCGTTTCTACCCTGCTCCGCTCGATACTTCCTTCACGGCCGAGTTCACCCGGTACGAAACGCTGCCGGCGCTTGGTGAAGCCACGTCGACCAACTGGCTGCTATCCCAGCACCCGAATGTCTATCTCTATGGCGCGCTGGCACAAGCCGAGCTGCTCGGGTGGAACGACAGCCGCATGGCCAACCTGGCGACGCTGTTCGTCAATGCCGTCGACGGGATGGTCGCGCGTTATCCGGAGCCGGTCAGCAGGACAACGCTCCGAACCGACCTCGCCTGCTTCGGTAGGCGCGGAGTGGATGATTATGCGAGCTTCATCGGGGGCACCCTGTGAGGATGATATTCGGCGAATATAAGCCGGATCAGCCCCCCCATCTTCAGGACGGACTCTTGTCGGCGGACGGGGTGTGCCCGATTGCCAATGGCTACGCGCCCATCCCGCAATTCTCGGAAGCAGCGAACGGCGCGCTAGGTGCGACATGTCTCGGAGCGGCTGCCTATCGCACCAATTCCGAAAACTTCGTGTTCGCAGCGACTGCCGCGAAGATCAGGCGCTACACAAGTTCGGGCTATACCGACGTGAAAACCGGCATGACCTCATCGGCAGCGGTCGGCGTGCGATTCTGCCCCTATGCCTCGTTCATGCTGGCGACCAACGGGACCGACCCTATCCAGAAGTTCGACCCGGCCTCTCCGTCGTCCTTCGGGGACCTCGACTCCTCCGCGCCGACTGCGCGCTTCATGGCCGTGGTGCGGGGTTTCGTCGTCGCGGGGTATGCCGATGACGATCCGCTGCGGGTCGCATGGTCGGACAATGGCGACCCGTCCGAATGGACACCGGGCACGCTGGAGGCCGGGCTGTACCAGATGCCCAGCGGCGGCGACATAACCGGCGTGGTGGGCGGTGAGTATGGCCTGATCTTTCAGGAAAACCGCATTCTCCGGATGACCTATACCGCCGACGACACGATCTGGCAGTTCGACGAGATCGCGACGGACGTCGGCTGCATCGCCCCCTGGTCACTCGCGACATACGGCAAGATCACGTTTTTCCTTTCGGCAAAGGGGTTGATGGCCTGCGACGGGATCACCGTCGAGGCGATCGGCTCCGAAAAGGTCGACCGCGAGTTTCTGGCGATGCTGGACCGCACCTATCTGGAGAATATGTCGGCCGTCGTCGACCCGACCCGCTCGCTCTACATCGTGGCTGTCCCGAGCGCGAATCCGACCAGCCTCGTATTCCTCTATCATTACGGGTTGCAGCGCTGGACGACGGCAAAGATCGGTCAGCAGCGGATGTTCTCGGCACTGGCGGCCGGCGCGACGCTGGAGGATCTCGACGCCATTTACGGCAACCTCGATTTGATCCCCGTGTCGCTCGATAGCGCGGCTTTCCGCGGTGGCTATCCGGTGATGCTGATGGTCGACGGCACTGGCATGCTTGGCGGGCTGTCGGGCACTCCCATGGCCGCCACGCTGGTCGACGCGCGCAAGGAGCTTGTTCCGGGGCGTAGGGCCAGGATCAACAGCGTCCGCCCGTTGGGGGACATGGAGAACGCCACAGTGACGCTTTCGCTATCGGACAGCCTGTCCGACGACGTGGCGAGCACGGATTATACCGATCGGACCAATGGTGGCTTCTACCGGATGCGGCAGTCGGCCAATCTCAGCCAGGTCAAGCTGGCAATCGCCGCGGGCGAGGCATGGTCCTACGTGCAGGGCTATGACATTGAAGCGATGCCGGGAGGCCGGGCATGAGCCTGCCGCCGCTGGTCAAGGAAAGCGAGCGCGACCAGAAGGAATGGAACCGGAAGGCGCGCGACGCCATCAACCGACTGACCCGCTTCGCACTCGGCACGGGCGCGACCACCGAACGACCGCAGGGCCCGACCGATGGGCAGGTGTTCTACGATCGGACGCTGAAACAGCCGATTTGGTGGAACAGTGAAGATGCCGAGTGGAAGGACGCCACGGGGACGGCGGCATGATGCATGACTTCCTGCAATGGCTCCCGTCTTTCGCCGAAGTGATGGACCGGCGCTATTACTCGCCTGATTGGCTGGCTGGTCAGGTGTGGAGCGGGAGGGCGCGGTTTTGGTGCTCGGAAAACGCAGCACTGGTCGCTGAAATCAAGATCTACCCGACCGGAGCGCGGGATGTGCATTTCCTTGTGGCGGCCGGCGATCTGAACGAACTGATCGAAACGCTCCGCCCCCAAGTTGAAGCGTGGGGCTCCTCCATGGGCTGTGTCGCCGCGCTTGTGGAAAGCCGGCCGGGCTGGGTCAAGGCTCTCGCCCCAAATGGTTATCGGCTCCACCAAGCCGCCGTTCGCAAGGAATTATAATATGGGCCTCTCCAGCAGCAAGTCGAAGAACACGCCCTGGGGGCCTGCCCAGCCCTATATCATCAAGGGTATGGAGCAGACGTCGGCGACCTATGACGAGAACCAGCCTCGTCTTCAGGATATGTCGAAGCAGGCCTATGATGCCTTCAACAGCATCGCGCCCGAGGCGTTCCAGTCGTCACCATTCGTCCAGAGCGCGCAGAACAGCGCGCAGGCATTGGGAAGCGGCGGAGGGGTAGGGCTCAACCCAGGCGCGTCGACCTATGCGCGGATGCAGGCCCCGAACGCATCGGCGGCAGATCCGTCGACCGGGCTGCTGACCGGCATCGCCAACGGAACCAGCGGCAGCAATCCGGCCACGGGATTCGCTACCGGGGTAGCCGGCGGGAAATATCTCAACGCGCAGCCGTCCGCTTCGATGTACGAGTCAATGATGGACCCGTCCTATTCGACGGCAAACCCATATCTCGACGCGATGGTGAAGCAGTCGCAGGACAGCGTGACGAAGGCCGCCAACCAGCGCTTCGCCGCCTCGGGAATGGGCGCAGGGCTGTCCACGGCATTCGGCGACGTGCTGTCCAAGAACCTCGCCGATAGCGAGAACAATCTGCGCTATCAGAATTACAACGATGCGGAGAACCGCCGGCTCCAAGCTGGCGGCCAGTCGGATGCGGCGTGGAGCGGCGAACGCGGCCGAATGGATGCGTCGACCGGACTCCTGTCGTCGGACTTCAACGCTGATCAGGGAAGGCAGCTTGCCGCGGCGCAGGCGCTTGGCGGGCAGTTCAGTCAGGGTCAGGACCGCGCGCTCGACGCGGCGAAGGCGGGCGATGCGGCGCAGCAGTCGCAGGTCCAGCAAATGTTGACCGCGCTCGGCCTGACCGGCGATCTTCGGAATGCAGAGTTCGCCGGTGTATCGCCGGCCCTGTCGCTGCTCAACACGGCAGCCGATATTCCCTATGTCGGGACCGCCGCGCTCAATGGTCAGATCCGGCAGGCATCGAACGGCTACGGCACCACGACGACGAGCGGGAACATCGGGCAGCAATTGCTTGGCGCAGGCGCCCAAGCTGGCAGCGCGGCGCTAATGGCCTCGGATCGCCGCCTCAAGAAGAACATCGCCAAGGTCGGCCAGTTGGATGACGGGCTTGGCGTCTACGAGTACGATTATATCCACCCCGCGCTCGGTGATGGGCGCCAGCACGGCGTCATGGCCGATGAGGTCGCACAACTGCGACCGTGGGCGCTCGGGCCCAAGATTCACGGCGAGTTCGCTACCGTCGATTATGGAGCGCTTTGATGGCTATTTTCGGACAGGGACGCAAAGGCCGCAGCCCGATGGATATATTGGGCGAGTTCAGCCTTACGCCCGGCGGCGGGATCGGCGGCGGACTACCCGGCATGCCCATGGACCCGAACCGGATGGGCGGTGGCATGGTGGACACTTCCGTTCCGGAAGATCCCTACGCGGGCGAGCGTCCGCAAAAGCCAGGGTTCTTCGCCAAGGGTGGCGGCTGGAAGGACGCACTCGGGGAGGGGCTCGGTGCGCTGGCACAGCAGTTCGGTGGCACCAACCCGTATAATCAGGCTCGCGATCGGCAGCACGAAGAGGCCATGCTGCGGCTGCGCGGCGATCTCGACAACCAGGCGGAAGACCGCAGGCAGGCGGCGCGCGATGCCGACGTCAACATCTTCGGCAACGGCGATGACGGGTTCTTCTCGTTCAGCAAGAGCGGCGGCGTCAATCCGCTGGTGCCGGGCACCGGGCCCAAGGAGGACACGGTCATCGCGCGCCTCCGTGCCGCGGGCATCGATCCGAACAGCCCCGAGGGTCGGCAGGCGATCATGATGTCCATGCCCGGCTATGGCTATTCGCCGGAAGTGTTCGGCCGGAAAACCACGCTGAAGCAGACCGTGCCGGGTAAGGCCGCGGGGACCGGTAGAGCCGCCCCCAAGCCCCCCGCCGGCTTCATTCTGGATTGATCGACATGGCAGATTATAAGGAAGGCCAGACCGCCACCAATCCTCGGACCGGCCAAAAGGTCGTGTACAGGGATGGCCAGTGGGTGAACGCGAGCGGCGCGTCATTCTCTGTCGGGACGGGCAAGTCCGGCATGTCCGGCCAGGAGAATATGGAGCTCAAGCAGGCGCGCGCCAACAACGAAGGCGGGCGCAACATCTTCCCGGCGCTCGGGAACATGTACCGCGTGGCGCAGCGCTACCCCGGCGGCATCCCTCAGGCGGCCTATGACAAAGCTCGGCTCGCGGTAGGATCGGAAGCATCCGCGGCGCAGGATAGCGACCTGTTCAATGCCTACGCGAACAAGGCGGCGCTTTCGAAGGCGCGCCTTCTCGCTCCGGTCAGCAACTCCGATATCGCCTTTCTGAAGACCACCCAGGCCAATCCGAAATTCCGCTTCGACAACAACAAGGAGTTGATCGGGCAGGAGTTTTCGGACGCATCCCGCACCTATTTCGAGAATGCTTTCAAGCAACGCTGGGCGGCCAAGAATGGCGGCCTGAACGGCGTCGACAAGAACGGGCATAGCTATGCCGAAGATCTCGCGCGCGCCATGAAAAGCCCTAATGTCGCGCGCCTGCTTCAGCCGCCATGGAAGCGTGGCGCGGCGCCTGCCAAGGGCGGGGCGCAAGCTCCGAAGGTCATCGACTTCAACGAATTGGACGACTGATCATGGTCGATGTCCGGATGCCAGACGGCACCATCATCCGCAACGTGCCGCCTGGCACGACCAAGGCACAGTTGCAGGCGAAGCTTGCCAAGAAGCAGTCGAACAACCCGATCAGATATGATGCCGGCGATCTCGCGACGTCGAAGTTGTCGCTGGGCATCTCCGACCGCGTGATGGCTGGCGCTGATTCGGTCATCCGCAGCGGTATCGATGCCGCCAAGGGTGATTTCCATGCGCCGCGCTACACCGAATCACAGAATGAGGTGGATCGGCAGAAGGCTGCCTACAAAGCCGCGCATCCCGGCTTTGACTGGGCCACGCTGCCCCTGAACCTGATGGCCGGCGGCGCGAAACTTCCCGAAATGCTCGCCGCGAAGATCGGTGGCGGTGCCATGCGTCAGGCTGCCGGTGTTGGCGCCGCCTATGGCGCGGGTGCCGGCGTCGGTAATGCGCGCGGAGACCTCGCCGACCAGGCCGGTCAGATTGGCGCATCGACGCTGTTCGGTGCCGCGACCGGCCCGATTGCCGCCAAGGTCGTGCCGTGGGCGATCGGCAAGGGAGCGGAGGCGAAGAATGCCGTCGCCCGGCTGCTGAGTGAAAGGGCGGGCAAGTCGCGCAACCTAGTGGAGGGGGCGGTCGACGAAGGGCTCCAGAACGTGCCCGATCCGCAGCCCGCGGTGCGCAAGGTGATCCAGAAGGCGCTTGCTGCGCAGGGAATGACCCCGAAACAGGCCGGCAAGGTGCTGGACGACGCGCGTGGCCGCGGCGTTCCGCTTGGCCTGATGGACACCGGCGACGAAATGCGCGGCCTGGCTTCGGCGCTGTCCCGCAAGCCGGGCGCGTCCCGAACCATCATGAGGGATTCTGTCGTAGGCCGACAGGAGGGGCAGCTCGATCGCGTTCAGGGCGCCATCCAGCGTGATTTGGGGCCGGTCGCGAATGTGCGAGAGGCATCCGAGGCTCTGATCAAGGGCGCCCGCGAGCGAGCCGGCCCGCTGTACGACCAGGCATATGCCCAGCCCGTGCCGCTGACCGAGAAGCTGACGGAGCTCGCGCAGAGGCCATCCATGCGCAATGCCTTGAAGCGCGCCTATGGTATCGCGGCCGAAGAGGGGCGCGATCCCAAGAGGATGGGCTTTTCGCTGGATGCCGAGGGCAATGTCGCGCTTGAGCCGCACAATTCAGCGCAGACCTGGGATTATGTGAAGCGAGGGCTCGACGACGTGATCGAGGCGGGCCGGGATCCAGTGACGGGCCGGCTGAAGCTGGATGAGGCCGGCCGGGCCATCAATGCAACGCAGCGCGAATTCATCAAGGAGTTGACTAGGGTCAACCCGACGTATGGGACGGCTCTTGCTGCCTATGCGGGGCCTGCCAAAATGTCGTCGGCGCTCGCGAAAGGGGCCAAGATAGGCAACCGGGATGCCGAGACTGTGTGGGCCGAAACCCGCGACATGTCGCCGGCCGAACTGGATCAATACCGCTTGGGTGTGCGCTCGGCCCTCTCGAAAATGCTCGAGGGGCGCCCGGACGACGCGAACAAGATCCGCGCGCTGGTGGGCACCCCCAAGAAGCGCGCCGTGCTGTCTCAGCTTTTCGGCGGTGAGGCAAACTTCGATCGGTTCATGGCGATGCTCGCGGACGAAGGCTCGGCAGCCCTGACGCACGGTCGGGTCGCAATGGGATCACCGACCGCGAGTAATCTTGCGGATGACGCGACCATCGATGGCCCCGGCGGGATCATGGCGAATATGGCCGCCCGCGCTCTCACTGGGCGGGGTATGGTCGGCAATGCCGTCGAGACCGTCCGAGATGCCATGCGCTATGGAGCGGGCAAATCCGGCGAGGTGGTACGCTCTCAGCTCGCGAGCGGGCTTTCGGAAACCGACCCAGTAGTGCTTGCCGCGCGGCTCCGGGCCATGGAGGCCTTCAACAAGAAGGCTCGGTTCGACCGGTACAAGGCGCTCAAGCGTGGCCGCGAGCCCGCCGCCGCAAGCGGGATCGCGGGCGGCTACATGCTCGGCGGGAACGACCGGTAAGTCGCCCTTGAAGGCCTGAAAAGCACGGGAAAGCCGCTGGATTAGGCGCATCCTGCCCATCTACCATTTTCCGATCGCATAGGAAACCACCATGCCAAAATCCAGCGTGACAGACTGGGATACGACTGCCGCGAACAATACGGATATCGGGGGTATCAACATCGCCGAAGGCTGCCCGGCGGCCGGGATCAACAACGGCTTCCGCGAGATGATGGCGCAGCTCAAGACGTATCTGGTCGCGACCTTCGCCGCCTATCTCCCGCTTGCCGGCGGCACGATGACGGGCGCGATCGCCGAAATGGGCAACGCCTCGACGATCAAGGACGCGACCGGCACCAACCGCAAGGTCGGCTACCGCGGCATTCCGCTGCGCGCGGCGACCAGCCAACAGACCTTGGCGCTTACCGATGTCGGCACGATGATCTCGATCACGACGGGCGGCATCATCGTCCCCGCCAATAGCTCGGTTGCTTTCAGCGTTGGCGATGTCGTGGCCATCTACAATAATAGCGGGTCCAGCCAGGCGATTTCGGTTGCCGTGGGCGTCACTCTTCGGCTTGCCGGGTCGGCGACGACGGGAGCTCGCACGCTTGCCCAGCGCGGATTCGCAACCTTGACCAAGGTCGCCACCGACGAATGGATCATCTCCGGGGCGGGCGCTTCCTGATGAGCGGCATATTGGTCGCTATCGCGCCACTCGGCCAATCATCCGGGTCGTCGAATGCCCTCACGGTCTCGGCGAGCAGCTATACCGCGAACGTCACCGCGCCCAGTGGGACCGGTATCCCGGTCAACGTGGTGATCACCAATCCGCCTAGTGGCGTGACCCTTGCCTCTTTCAGCCTGGAGGCTTTGAGTGGCGGATCGAAGATCGTTCAATATGATTCCGACGCATCGGCCAGCCAAAGTTGCATCTTTTATTTTCGCTGGAGCGGGCTTCTCGTCGGCGAGCAAGTCACCAATACATATCAGGTGAATGTGGTGCGGGGGCCATATGATCCGGGCTCGGCAGTATTCTCCGTCACGCTGACGAGGACGTCATGAGCGCCCTGCCTGACTGGCTACTCCCCTTGATGGGCGGCAACACGATCATCAGCGCCACCCTGGGCTGGGCAATCCCCGCGATGGTTGCACGCAAGAAGGATGCCGGCGACCAGGCGAACGATCTGATCGGCCGCCTGTCGGTGCGCTTGGAGGCCGTCGAGAAAGGGCACGAGACCTGCCAGAAGGAAACGGCTGAGCTTCGCGCGATCAGCGTGCGGAATGACATCGTGATCCGCTTGGTCGTTCCCGAGTTGCAGCGCGTTGCGCCCTATTCCTCATCGCTGCAACAGGCGCGGGATCTTCTTGGCGCGGCCTTTCCTGTCTCGATCGACACGCCCGCCGACATGCTGGGCATGCTGGGCGAGATCGACACCAACAGCCAACGGTAGGCTACCGCCTCAATTTCTCGACAATGAAGGAATTTCCTCATGGCTTATGTCCTGGGGCCGGGATCGCGCGCCAAGTTGGCCGGCGTCGACCCTCGCCTGATCCGCGTCATCGAGCGCGCCATTCAGATCTCGCCGATCGACTTCAAGGTCATCTGCGGCGTCCGGACGCTCGCCGAGCAGAAAGCGCTCTATGCGCAGGGTCGGACGAAGCCCGGCAAGATCGTGACGTGGACGCTCAATTCGCGTCATCTGCCCGATCCAAAGACGGGGCTCGGTCGTGCGGTCGACCTCTTGCCGGCGCCCCATGACTGGAAGCTGGAGGATGACAAGTCGACGCCCGAGGTCGACGACAATTTCAAGAAGCTGGCGGACGCGGTGCTTCAGGCCGGGAACGAGCTAGGCATCCCGATCCGGTGGGGCGCGAACTGGGATGGCGACGCGCTGATCCGCGAGAAGGGCGAGACCGACAATCCGCACTTCGAGCTGCGCTGATGATGCGCCACATCTTCTTCGGCCTCAACGATACGCCCGAACTGGGCCGCGTTCTGTGGGCGATCGGCGTGCTGGCTATGATCGGTTATCAGGGGCTCGCCATCTGGTGTATCAAGCAGCCCTTCAGCGCAATTGAGTTCGGGACCGGGCTGGGATCGATCCTCCTTGCCGGCGGCTTCGGCGTCGCGGCCAAGGATACCGGCGTGTCGAAAGCGAAGGCGCGTGCGGGAGGCGAAGGATGATCCCGCTCTGGCTCAAGATTGCCGGCCAAGTCGCGCTGCTGGTCGGCCTCATCGTCGGCTTCAAGCTCTATGTCGCGTCGGAGCGCGCTGACGAGCGCCGGGAAGTGATGGGCGAGGTCAAGGATGCCCAACAGCAGGCGACGATCGCCGACCTTACCAAGACGCTCGCCACGGAGCGAGCCCAGAACACCGTCACGGAGCAATCCAATGCCAAATATTCTGCGGATCTCGCGAGCGCTAATAGCCGTCTCGCTGCTTATCTTGCCCGCCTGCGCACACCGAGTGGCGATATCGGGGGAGCGGTCATGCCCGGCGCTTCCGACCGCTCCAGCCAGCCTGACGGCGCCGATCGACTATCCGTCCTGGATGACGACCTCAGAAAGTGCACCGCGATAGCCGTACGCCTCGGCAACGCGAAAGACTGGTACGAGCAACAACAGAAGGTGGAGCGATGATCCCCGACCCGAATAGCCGCCTTTTCGCGCGACTGATGAACCCCGAGCTTCGCCTTGGACTGGGCTGCGGCCTTCCGGCAGGTGGCATGACCGCAGCCCTATATGATTATTTCATCGACGCCATAGCCGGTAGCGATGCCAATAATGGCGCAGCGCCGGCAACGGCGTGGGCAACGATCGAATATGGATACACGAACAGCGCGAGCGGCAAGAAGCTGGCGCTGAAAAAGGGGCAGCGCCACCTACGCGGTGCCGCCACGAGCCGCGCCAACCGCAGCTTCATCGCCTATGATGCAGGCGCCTCCAATCCCATCTTCGACGCGCGCCAGAACCTATCGGGCAAGACGTGGACGCTCGACAGCGGGAATGTCTGGAAGACGACCGTCACGCTGCCGGCTGCGATAGTCGCCGGTGGCACGACCGCCAATTCGACCTATTTCGGGGTGTGGCTGGATGAGGCCTTCCTCGTCTGGCATGTCGGCGGCGCGGATATCGCTGCAAACATTGCTGCCGTCGAGGCCGATCCTGGATCCTTCGCGATCAACCGCAGCGGATCGACTGCCCAGGACCCACGCGGCGATACCGCGGCGACGGGCTATGATCTCTACGTTCAGATGCCGGACAGTTCGGACCCGAACGGCGCTACTCTCCTGATCACCAGCTATTCGGCCGTTGCCACGCTCCAGGGCGGCCATCACGTCGGGATCACATTCAAGGGTGCGTGGGGCAAGGATAGCCTCGGTCTAGTGGCCTATAGCGGCACTGTGCCGAAATTCGAGCATTGCTCATTCGAGGACTTCGGCTGTCACGGCTACGTAGGCCCCTGCAACCTGATCGACCATTATTCGTCGGGCGCAGCCCGGCCGGGCTACACCGGCTACTCGCGGAACCGATCGGCGGGTGCGGCGATAAACCGGTTCACCGATACGGCTCTGGCGACGACCGTCCTGACCGCCGACGGCCTCAACCTGTCGAACGCCAACCAGGGGCTCTACGCCCATAGCTCGGGAACGACGACGGGCATCTACAAGCGGTGGGACATCAGCGGGGCCCCGTTCGTGATCGACAACGTGACGGCCGGCATTCAGGTCGACACGCCGTCAGCGACCCGGCTGCCGATGATCATCGACGGGATCCAATGCACCGCGCCGCTCGCATGGACGAACGTCGACCAGGGCTTCGTCGTCGACAGCGCGTGGAGCTTCACCGGTGGGGGCTCGATCACCTTCAGCGCTAACCCGGTCTCGAATGCCACGACGCTGGTCAATTTCGTCGGCACGGCACCGTCGCTGACGTTGAAGGACATGACGATCGAGAACCTGCTGGTGCCGATCCCATTCAGCACGGTCTACAATCTCGGCTTTCGCACGGCCGACGCCTCACACAGCGCCCCGACGCTGACGCTCGACAATGTGCAGGATATCTCCCCGGCTGATCGGATGTTCTATCTTCCGCGAACGGCAGGACAGATATACCATAAGATCAATATCGTCTTGATCAATGGGTCAGTCGCCAAGCTCATGGATCAGGCGGCCGGCACGAATTACCCCGAGAGCCTGACCGTCGGCGCCGGCTGCACGTTCAGCATGGGCGATCGCTCCGGGCCGGAGATCGAGTCCGCACTGACGGGCGCCGGCATCACGCATTCGATCAGTCATAACACGACGATCGTCAACCGCGCGGGGGCGGTTCTCAGCTCTCCGGGATGGTGA